TATCAAGGAAGATCGGTTGAACTTGGAAAACCTGCTCGAGGTGGAGCCAAGAAATACCACGTTTACGTAATGAATCCAAAAACAAAAAGGGTAAAGAAGATTTCATTTGGAGACGTTCACGGTGGACTAACTGCAAAGGTTAGTGATCCGAAAGCTAGAAAAAGTTTCGCGGCTAGGCACCAATGTCATCTAAAAAATGATAGACTTACTGCCGGTTATTGGGCATGTAGAATAAATCGATATGCTAACTTATGGGGAGGTAAAACTTACCCAGGATTTTGGTAAAATAAAATAGGTACAAATGAACGAAGGCAAGGTAACTGGAAAATCAGGTCCGTATTTTAAAGGACTGGCTAAGGATCAAAAGAATAAAAAGCTGAATCAAATGAATCGTCAATCAAAAATGAGCGATTCGGACGATAATGCATATAAACCAATGCCCGGAGACCTAGATAAATCAGGAAAATTTAAAGGCTCTAAAGTTAAAAGCTCATTTACCAAAAAGGTGAATCGTGAAATGGATGAGACTCTCGTCTATAAATTTTCCGAATGGGTAGAAATTAATGAGTCTAGCCCAGCAGACAAATCACTAAAGAAGAAAGCTGAAAAATATAAGATGCCATTTGGTATTCTTAAGCAAGTATTTAATAGAGGAATGGCTGCTTGGAAGACAGGTCACCGACCAGGTCAAAGTCAAGAAGCATGGGCCCATGCTAGAGTAAACTCTTTTGTTACAAAATCAAGTGGAACTTGGGGAAAGGCGGATAAGGACTTAGCTCAAAAGGTAAGAAAGAAATGATAAAGCCTTATGTTGATATTAATGAGGTTGGTACTGAACTTGTTAGAACCTTCTCACAAGACATAGATCCAATTGAGTTAAAATGGCATAGAGACGACGAAACTCGACATTTAATTTCAGAAAATGACACGGACTGGATGATTCAAATGGATAATGCACTGCCGACGTCGTTAAATAATATAGTAACGATTCCTAAACATGACTGGCACCGCCTTATTAAAGGAACCGAAGACTTAACCCTAAAAATTAAAAAAGAGAAAGTATGAAATTTTCAGTCGGAGACAAGGTGGTAATCAAGACGGACGTTGAGGAGATGCAAAACGGTCTGTTGGAATTAGTAGATGGCCTTGAAGCAGTAATCACCGAGATTTATCAAAACAGTTACGAACCAGATGTGGATCGTTTTGAAGTAGAATTAGTTAGACCAATTGAGTTTAACGGAGAAGAAATTGTGGTAGTCCCAGGACTTTACCAAGATAATATCGACCTTGTTAAGAAGGTTGATGAGTCTAAAAAACGTAATTTAGCTAAGAGTAAATTAGTTAATGAACGTCGAGTGTCTTCGTTTAAGGAGCTGGAATATAGATTAGCAGTAATTGCTAAATCCGAAGCAGTTTCAGAGAAGAAAAAATTAAAATTCGCTAAATAATGCAGAAACACGTAGCTCTATACGAAGAATACAAAAATCCATGGGCAGATGATGTATTGACCATGGAAGTGGAAAGATATGACGTTGACTTAACTAATTTTCCTAGACAGATTGAAAACAAGGCTGCTGGTATTTCTCCTGAAGATAAGGACCAGCTGAAAGATTTAGGTTTTGACTCAATGGCGGAAATAAACGACCATTCTCACGGAACATGCAAGATACTGTATAAAATCGATGCAGTTCACTCACGACATGGAATTGAGGATATTGATTTTGAACTTAAGGGCTTCTATCTTATGATAGAATATTCAATTTGGGACGAGGCTACCGATGAAGAAATTTGGCACGAGATTGAATTAGAAGACGGCGGAGATTTCTCAGGAAGAGTTGAAGCTAAGATAGAAGGCTTGCCTTTTTATCCACATGGTATTGAAATAGACATGCACGGTGGATTTGACGTAAGTAAATTTACATACACGGTGCAGATCGGAAGCTAATCAGTTACTCTGAAATACTGGAAAGGAAGGTCTGTCGATCTTCCTTTTTTTATTTAGGTCGATAAATAACTATAACGAAACAAATCAAAAGAAATGGCAGACGAAATAACAACGCATACTAATCTAGTAACCGATACGGCATTCGCTGGAGTTAATTACATGGAGGCCTTAGCTAAAGTTGGAGGTACTGGAACTCTAAAAGGCGATTTTGGAGAACTTGGATCTCTAATCGGAACTGAGAATAACGGAATAATCCAACATAATGTAAGTTCGATATTTAATAAATTTACAGTTTTTCAGTACTCTCCTTTAAATGCAGGAAGTAAATATCGAGCAGAAGGTCACTTTATTGGATTTTCAAGTAATTTAAAAGATTCAAGCCAATACGAAGCAGAAGATAAAGCAGCAAGTGACATACAATTGGCGATTATTGGAATTAATGCCAGTGGAATAACTGACCCGGCAGAAAGGACTAAAGCTCTACTTGCAAAGCTTGCACAATGGGAAAAAGTGGCTGGCCCTCTTAGGCAGAAGGCTAGAAATTTTAAGACTAATCAAGAAGGAATTTTATCGAATCCGTCTGCTACTAAATTAAAGCAGTGGGGAGCAAACATATCGGCGGGGACCTCAGTTGGTTTCCAGCCTTATGCATTAACTGATTTTATGTATTGTAAAGACTATGGAAAGGTTCCGAATAATAGATTAGTAACCCTACGTAGATACCCATTCCCAATTGCAGATAGCTTGAGACTCGGTCAAGCGGATCAGCGTAAAAATGCAATACCTATTGCACAGGCAGTTACTTGGTTTGGGTCAGACACTCTTAACGACTTAAATAAATTAGGAATATTTGCTTGGGACATTCCATGGGAATCATTGACTGTTTCTGAACAAGAAATCACAGGTAATGAGGTTACGTTTAGTGAATTATTATCAACTATACAGGGTCTTCCTGGAGGAGCTGCATTAAAAACTACACTTGAGGCAGCATACGCAACATTTAGTGGGTCGGATCAAAACATCCAGGAGCTTAGTGGATACGATGCAAAAATGCAACAGTATCAAAAGAACTTATATACAACTGGTCCATATTGGAATAGAATATACGGGCCAGTTAACGTAATTGATAAGACTTCTAGAAGAAAACGCGGTATGCAAGAAACTAATAGTCAAACTGGAATGACGATTAAATTCGCATATTCATTTAGGTCTTTTAATGGATTAAGTCCAAAAATAGCAGCACTAGACCTAATTTCTAATTTTATGAATTTAACTTACAATGATGCACAATTTTTAGGGCAGCTTGCTAGATATTACCCTAAAGTAGGTTTAAAGTTTAGCCCTACAATGACTGAGGCGTTGGGAAAGATGCTGACTAGCTGGGGGTCGACTTATTCAGGCAATAATTCAGAAGAATTTTCTAAGATCGTAAGCAGTATGTTGTCAGCAGTTGACCTAGCCGGTAGTAAATTTATGAATGACCCGGCTAAATTATTAAGTGATGGAATACAGTCTGCGCTGATGACTAAGCTTGGATCAGCAGTGCCTGACCTAATTTCAATTAAGGCAGCACTATCGGACCGACCGGTTGGAGAGTGGCATCTAGTCGTTGGAAATCCAATGAACCCTATTTTCGTAATGGGGGATTTAATTTGTACGAATACTGCAATGGAGTGGGATCAAGAAATTGGCCCTGACGATTTTCCTACTGGCGTAACATTTACGGTTACTTTAAAACAAGGAAAGCCGAGAGATAAAACGGCAATTGAGAGAATGCTTAACGCTGGTGAGACTAAGTTAACGGCAGGTATGCTAAAATCGTCAACTTTAGAAGACACCTTTGGCGAACAGAATAATACTACATGGAATGCTATTGCTGGAACAAGTGGAGATGCGTCTACTGAAAAATTAACTGAGTATTACAATAGTCTAAGCGCGGGATCAAAAGGTCGCTATCATAACTTTAGAAATAGATTTCTCGGAGGATATGGATTTGAGCAAAATGAGGCTAAATTCAATGATGCAGATAAGAGTGGAGGCCTTGATGATAGTTTACTTCTATACTATTACCAAAGAGAATACGGACAAAATTAATAAGATTAAGTATGCTAGATTTAAAAGTTTTACAACAAAAAGGCGACTTTACAAAAACAAACGGCGATGTAGTTAACGACTTAACTCGGCGAAGTGTTTCGTTTAGAGGAGTTCTAGTTAACCAAGGAAGAACGTATGCAGTCGAAGAAGGAATTCAGATGCGAGGGGATTTGATTTCCAAAATATTTTATCAGACTGCCAGTTTCGTATGTGTTCTTTTTAAATACAACGGAATCTCTAATCCATTTTCGCTAGACGTTAATGACTTAATAAAAGTACCAGACGGCTCTGCTCTATCTGGGATGTTGGTCAAACCGGTTGATATTAATGGAAATAATGAGAATTGGCAGACTTCTACTAGAAAGAAGAAAAAGACTGCGTTTATTTCTCCTAAAACTAAACAGGATAAGAATCGCCTTGACTATCTACAGGCTAATTCAGCAGCAACGGTGGCTCCGCCTAATATCGCTAAAGATAATTCAGTGAAGGTTGTTAATGGTAAAATTGTATTTGGAACCGACGTAACGTCAGTTAAGAAAGAAGATTGTCCTGATCCAATTTCTAGAACCAAGCTACAGGCAGCGTTAGTAAAAAATAAGATATTTTCATAATGGCATTGTCCGACCAAATACTATTATCGCTTGAGCCAAAGATAACTCCGCCAAGTATTGATGTACTGGACCTAGAAACACCAGACTCTACTAGACAGATTCGTAATCCGGACGCTTCAGGTTTTGCTCAGAATTTGGGTAGAAAATCTCCATTAATAATGATTGGGAATTCTAGAATGCCAGCTGATAGTATTTTAGGAATGACGGTTTTTACAAACTCATTAATTCCAACCATTCATGTCAGTGTGTTAGATTCGACTGGCTCGCTAACCTCAGTAGGGTACCCAAAAACCAAGCCCCTATTAACAGCGTACGTTGCAACTGGCCATCCTAAGCTTAAATCATTTTCTCAAACTTTCCTGATTACTGGAGTTCAGTCAATTCCAGTCGGAGGTTTTTCAGTTAGATATGAATTCTTTGGAGAGTTATATGTCCCTAAGTTAAATGGGAATTTTATAAAGTCCTATTCAAATATGACGTCTGCTCAAGCTTTAAAAAAGATAGCAGAGGAACTTGGCCTTGGTTTTGCCAGTAATGAAGATTCAACTAATGATGCAATGACTTGGATTAATCCTAATCTAAATTATAAATCGTTTATTAAACAGGTAACAGATCATTCATACAAGAACGAAAAGACGTTTTTTGACTGCTTTATTGACAGGTATTATGTCTTAAATTTTATTAACGTAGAGAAGCAATTTAAACAATTTAAAGATGACGCTGAAATACCTCAAAGTTATCCATCGTACGCGACTGATTACTTAGACGTAAGCCGTGCAGAAAAAGGTGGAAAGTTAGATTCGACTGAATCGACTATTTCATTAGTTCTATCAAACGCTGAAGTTGGAACAACTATGTCAGATCTAAAGATTCTTGAGTACTCAATGATAGGTGACAATGGTGATATCCTAAAAACTGAAGGATTTCGAAAGAGGGTTGTTCTATACCGCCACGGAGAAGAATCTCCAGTAAAAGACTGGTATTCTGAGCCTTTATCTGAGCCTTCACCTGATGGATTAAGCGTGTATCAGGCCCCTGAATTAACTGATTATTTGGAAAATGATATTGTTAAATGGGCTGGGACAGATTACCTTAACTCTCACACTAAT